GGTATTTCATAATTGCTTTCATTTTCAAAAAAGGAACCCGGCGCGCCTGTTTTCCGGAAAGGTTCCAGCTCCTTTCTCTTAATCAGTTTTTAGTGTATAAGTTTTTTCCGGTCGGGACCTCTGCGGATCAAAGTATATTTCATCAACAAGCCCGCGCTGCCGCTTTCCGTCATAATACACTAACCTACGGCGTCCACTATCCCCCTCTACAATCTTTTCTACCTGAACAACTTTGTACCAATTGTGACTTTCTGTGCTCATATCCATCACAATCAATTTTCCCACCATATCCGTAATCTCGTTGAATGTTAATTCTCTTCCAAGGCAACATTCCTCGATCCAGTCCCCCGGCTGGAATTCCTTTGCCATGAAATCAAACAGGCTTATTTGTCCTTCCATATTTCCCACCCCCTTGTCCCTTCATACGGAAAATATTAATTCTCCTCATTATGTGATGTGCAGTATTCGCACCGCTTGCACACCTCTATTGGCTCATCATTATTTGCGTGTCCAAATCCCATACACTTACCATTACTATCACATCCAGGCTCCCCATAATGTTTAATATACTTACAATTATCTGGAGTTCTCTTTGACATCTTGCACCTCCATATGCTAATCTAACTCATCTTGTCGTCACCTTCCGAATCCAGCCACATTTCTTGCACAAATACGTCGTTACTGTCTTGTCTGGATACTCATTTTGTTTTACTATTTCAAAATCATGTATACAAAGACAATGTCGAATCCAATTAAACATGTATCACTTTCCTCCACTCCTCCGGAATTTTCAATCATGATTCCCCAAAATCAGGCAATTTCAAGCAATCACACATCTCTATAGTAACATCAGTTTTAAAAAATTCTTTTGAAATAACATAACTCTGAATTTCGTAAATCGTTCCCATAAAAAAGACCTTGTCTTTAAAATCCAGAGGAATCACCCCATATTTTTTTAGAATCCTATGTGCCAGTTTTAATAATAATTTCCGCAATCTCATCATCCTTTCCGGGTATCTTGAAAATACTAATTTACAATCGTTCCAGCATTTTGCTGAATTCTTTTGATGGCTTCTTTACCTGCCCCCACGCCAGCTCTGCGCCACAGTATGGACAGCATTTATATTCTTTAGCCACACCCATTCCACAGGTGCAATTATATTCTGGTTCTGGCGCTTCCGTCCCCTGTACGAAATAAGCTACAATTTCTGGCACAACTATCTTAATCAATCTCATCCTTCTCACTGCATCACCTCAATCTTAATTCTGTGCCTGAATCCAATCCCTGTACCGTTCTGCATCGTGGATAATCGCGTTGAGCACAGGGGTAATCTCTTTCAAAATGTCGGTGTCTTTCTCACGGTACATTTTTAACCTCAGCTCGCAAAGCTGTTCTAATCCTGTCTCGATATCTCTCTCATAATCCAGTTCATCATCGTACAATTGCGCATAATCTTTCATTCTGCACCTCCTAAACGTCAATTATCTATTGATAAACCACAAATTCCGAATCTTCTTGCACTTCTTGCAGTAAAACTCATGAACACTCAAAGCAATGCGAAATCTGGTTCCGTGAAACAATACAATTCTTTCTGCCATACAAATAGATTCCGGGTAATGCATTTTTAGACACTTACTTTTCCGCATTCTGCATCCCCTTCCCATGTGATCTTTACTCCCGGCACCGCAATACACCTCGGCTGCCCCGGCACCATTTTAATGATCCCCGCGTCTGCCATCTGCTTGAGATGCAATTGTACACTGCTCGTGCTCTCCAGCCCTACGCCTTCCCCGATTTCACGTACAGAGGGAGGCCAGCCGTGGGATATGGTGTACTGTACAATGTAATCCCTGATCTGCTCATGACGCTCTTTCATGGTCTGTCGCCTCCTAAAATCTGTATTCATAGAAATCTGCATCTTCCACGTACCAGTCCTCTCCTGTACGGTAAATCCTCACCCTGTCAAGCTGCTCGTCAGTCAAATCTTTCCACCCTGGCACATTTCTCAACATGTTTCGTACATAACCACGCCGTAGTTCAATCTCATCAGCAGTCATGGACTTTCCCATGTGTTGGTCTTCTCCCACACGATACCTTGCCAGCTTTCTTGCCGCTTCTTCATTCATTTCTGGTCCTCCATCATCGGAAGGGCTGCTTCAGGCTGTATTCCTGCCTGCTCGATTTTTAAATGTTCTGGCATTTTGTGAAACTCGACAGCTCGTCGCTGCTCTGCTTCATAGGCTCCACGGAACTGTGCTTTCAGTGTGTTCACCTGATCATAAGGTGATTGGCATATGTTCTGCCAGCCGGTACGCTCTACAGCCCTACGTACTGGACCGCTGAGGCTTTTCAGTGCCTCCGCCTCCCTCATATATCCGTAGCGCCTTACAGCCATGTTGACCTCGCCCCACGCTTCGTCAGCATCGGGGATACGCGTTTCCATCAAATCTGCCGCATACAGTCTTAAGTCTGATATTGCAGGTGGAAATTTGTTAGACAGTGCGTATTTCTTGAGAGCCATTATAGCAACCTGAAAAGGAATATCTCCCAGTAGTTCATACCACCAGTCCATCTGATCTCCCGTTGCCAGCAGGTTGTCTTTTGGATATGCTGTTTTTATCCGATCTGCAAATACGGCAAATTCCTTTGTGTTCATTCCTCTCCTCCTCTTGACATCGCCCAGTTATACATCATTTCCCGGCTCTCGTTTTGCTTGTCCTGCTGTTTCCCTACAGGGCTGTATGATGGCTCTGGCCTGTTACTGTAATTGCCGTCAAGCACCTTAGCCATATTACCGTCACTGATAAGCCAGTCAAATGTCGCTGACCAGTTTTTATTATTTTTGCCTTTTAAAAATTCACTCTGCTCTGCAAGTTCAAAGAGTTTACGAAAATCATCTGCCGTATAGCCGCTGTTAAGCCTTGCCCCAATTGCCCGACGCCGTTTGTCTGACAGCTTTGTCACATGGGGGTATGATTTGCAAAGCGAATTATACAGAGTAATTATCTCTTGATAATTACGATTATCTTTTTTCTTTCCTTCTTTCTCTTCTTCAAGTTCTTCCCTTTTTTCTTTCTTTCCTTCTTCTATTGTTGTTAATAGACTGTTAATAGAGTGTGCCTTGTCTGTGCATTGACTGGTATCAGACTGTTGATTGACTGTGGTTTGACTGTTAATATCCTGATACAGGCTGTAGTTATTTACCGTAAATACGCTGTATTTGGACTGTGTTTTGACTGTGATTTCTCCTGTTGACGTCAAATGTTTTAAAGCAGTCCGTAACTCATTAATTGTAAGGTCGCATTCCTCGCAAAGACGCGGATAAGAAGAAATAAAAGAACCACGCGGAACCGTTGTACCTTCAAACCTTCCCTCTTTCCAGTTTGCTTTCAGTAACATGTGAAGGAATAGAACCTTTGTATTGATATTCCGATACCACTCCCATTCGAGAATGTTCCGGCTTATTTTTATGTAGTTTCCATCTCCTCCCAAAATATCACTCCCGTTCTTCAATCAGTACTTCGATGCGAGGTTCATTTCGATCACAGAAAAATTGGTCCGTAAACCCTATGACGTAGTCCCACCCATCATCTTTCAGCACACCGCATTTCACAAGTGCGTCCTGGATCACCTTCCTGCCAAAGCTTGACACATTGTCATGGTCCCTCCGCTTATTTGGCTCATACCATGAGAATTTAAGGAACACGGGCTTTTCTATATGTAACCGCCGTAACTGCTGTCTGATCGCCCATATGACGGTTTCCTCGTTGTCTTTCTTCATCTTCCCACCCTTATGCGGGTTTGTCCGGTTTGCTGCTGTATAGTCATTCAGGCCATCGAGGCGGCCAAATATCACCAACTTATATTCCATAGGCTCCTTTCCCCGGTACCGCCCCTGAAATAGGCAGTACCGGTAATACCAATGGCATGTCGTGACACATGCTTGTATGTAATTCCCTTTCGGGATCACAAGGTTATAAATAGCTTTTTCCATACCTTGCACGGAATAGTTCTCTTCCCATCGGAACCATTTTCAATGCCAATTCTTTTTCATATGCCATCTGACCAAGCATCTTTGAAAGCTTTTCAGCCATCGGGTTATCATGGATTCTGCTGTTAACTTTTCCTGCGGTATGGCAGTTGTTGCAAATAGGAACCTTAAGACAGTCTTCATCCGCCAGTTCTCGATTTGCCGATCCGAAAATAAGGTGATGTTCACAATCGGCAGGGCGGCCGCAGAAGAAGCAGTGATCCATATCATCGGTTAATAATGATATCATTGCTTACACCTCCCCTAAAAGTTCTGTAAAGTGTATTGGTCTCATCAATACCTTTGTGTGTTTACAGTAATCACAGAGACCGCATCTGATCGGCTCTACTTCTCCGTTCTTCAGCGCTACGATCTTCGGTGTGTTATTTTCCACCTCAATCAGCTTTTCACGTAAATGGTCGTCTGGAATCCATATCAGTTCTATATCGGTTTCCTCTTCTTTCGAAGCGGCCGCAACGAAGAACGGAAGACGCTCTCCGGTATTTTGATAGACTACTTCCTGATAGACTGCCGCCTGGAGGTCATAACCCCAGTACTCTATGAAATTCATATAGCCGTAATCTTTCGTGTACTCCGCCTTATGCAGTTCTCTCATGACCTTCAGGTCCACAATGGCCTTACCAGGCAAATAGCTGTCAATTTTTATCTTCCACGGACTCCCGAACATGTCTGCCGTCATAATAACCTGTTTCTCTCCGCCCATGAATTTCATAAAAAGATCATCACGCTCAATTCTATTGATGATTTCTTCGGCCTTGCGATACTCGGCTTTCAATGCTCCCTGTTTCGTGAAAATTTCTGGGTTCTGTGCCTGGAACAGACTAAGAGTCCCTTCAAAGTGAGCGTCTACATAAGACCCAACCATAAGCGCCGTGGTCTTTTTCATTTCCCACTCTCCGTTTAATTTTGCCATAGCTTCAGCCTCACAGGCCGGGCGCCCAATAGTTCCCATAAAGTTCTTGTACTGGCTGACCGAGAGATATTCCCGGTCAGCTTCCTTACTAAAATAATTTTCTGCTGTTAAGATCATGCCTGTGCCTCCTTCTCTTTCTCACCAAAGATATCGGGGATTTCAGGAATGTCTTTCTCCCGGATTATATCCTCAGCTTCCCCCTCAACAGAACACCCAAGGAGGGCGTCAGGAATGTAGACGCGGGCAAAGAATGCACTAGCGCGATACGCAAGCATCAGTTCCGGCATTGTCTGCCATTTTGATGTTTCATTTCCGTAGCGGTCGATCTTAGAGAACCACTTTTCAGCTTTGGCCACCCCTATTGTAATTTCAGGACCACGGACAAGTTCACCTGTAGACCGCCTTATAGCCTCTATATGGCACCCCCATGTATTTGTGCCTGCTTCCCCTGTATATACTGGCTTAACGTCCTTAAACTCAGTATTAGACTTAATCAGCGACATGCAGGCCTGTCCACTCCATGAAGGTTTTCCTTTCACAACATAGAGATTCTGCATAACAAACATAGGACTTACATGCATCCGGTTTGCCATGTCAATGGCAATCATGCAGTCGGCCGGCTTGTTCTGGTAGTTCTGCGGTATAATTTCTGTACTTGCGAAAGCCTCCGCCATCTTCATCAGCATTTTAAAATTCGATTCGTTGTTAAATGGGTTTGCAAGCGCTGTATTTTCAACATTCATAATCTCTTCCATGGCTTCCTCCTATAATTCGACTACGGTTAATTCTGGTTCATCAGTTGTTCTTGTGGCAATGAACTGTAATCCCTTTTCCTTACATTTCCGGTATAGTTCGTTCCTCATATCAGATGACAGCTTCTCTACGCCATCAATAAGAATGATCTGCAATCCGTTCGGTTTCTGGATAGCTACGTCGATGCAAAGATCCAGTTTCTCGCCATCGGAAAGGTTACTGATTGGAAGTCCGTGGATTAAAGGAATGCCATCTTTTACCGTAAGTCCATCAATCGGAATGGTTGCTTCCTGAAGGATTTCCCCCGGAAGTTCCCTTGCCTTCTCGATTTTATCGGTCAAGGCTTTGGATTCTGCCGCCAGTTTCTCAACCTCTGATTGCAGGTTCTCCATGCGGCGGTACTCATTTAAATGGCCCTTCATTTCCTCGGCATATTCGGCCTTCTCGGTGAGCTCTGCGGTACTTTTCACTTCTTTGCTGGCATATTCTTCGTATTGGGATAGTTCTGCATCATACTTAGCCACGTTCGTTTTATAGGTCTGCTCCGCTAGGCTGATCTTGTCCTGTTTCTTCTCATTGAGCCCTGACAGTTCCTTTTTGCATGACCTGATCTGCTCCTCAAGAGAGGCAATCTGTTCTTTAAGATTAGTCTCCCGCCGGGTAAACTCCTTCTCGATGGCAGACAATTCGATCTCTCTGTCCGCTTCAAAGGCTCTCATCTTATTGCTACGACTTTCAAACATCCGTTTAGCTTTCTCGATAGTCTCGTTCTCTTTACGGATCTTCTCGATCTCCCGGTAAAGCTCTCCGACATTCTCGTTATCCCACTTCTCTGCATCGTATCCGGCCGGGATTGTATCGGCAATGTCTTCGATAAATGCTCTCTTATTCCGGATGTCCCGGTTAATATCCTGCCGGGTCTGGAAGTATTCGCCGTTTTCAGATTGGATATCATGGAGAACCTGAAGGATATTCTGGTCATACGATACCCAACCAGGTATTTCTCCGAACCATTCCCGGATTTTATTCATATCCCACGGATAATCAATCATATCCAAGATAATTGCATTCTGCTTTTTCCGGTCCATTGCCATAAATTCTACCGGAGATAGTTGCAACGGGGTGAAGATATCCTTCAAAAAAGTTTCAGGGCTTCCGATTTCGTGACCGTCTTTTTTCACGCTCTTGTAATCTGCCTGGTTTGTTCTGATCTTGCGATCAATCCGCAGCCCATTGTCAGTTTCAATTAAAATTTCCCCTTCTGTCTCCCCGTCTCTTACGATGTACTCGCGGTCAGAACGGTTTGTTAGCGCCAGACGGATCGCATCTATTACAGAAGTTTTGCCGGCTCCGTTTCTGCCGGAAAGTTCTACACTCTGGCCGTCTGCCTCGTATTCTTTGATTCCAAAAAGATTCTTGATCTTGATTTTTGTTAATTTCACGCTTGATTTCCTCCGATTCCTCATATATAATGAGGATGAAAATATGTTTTTTAGTTATTTGAGCCATGGCAGTTCGTACCTGCCGGGGCTCTTTTTCTGTCTTTCTTTTCAGCTTTTTCAAAACAAGCTGTGTCGTATAACTCCAACACTTCCATAATAGCGTTTGAGTAGACCATTTTCTCTTGCGGAGGCGCTTCATTGCGCAAATTCTCCAACCGCAAGATAATGTTGAGAACAAATTTATGCACTCTGTTCACCTCCTAAAAACTTATTGATAAAGTACTGCTGGCCCTTCCCAGTGACTTTCGGCGTTCTGGTTGTTATGTTACAGCCTTTTCCGTCCAGATGAGTACTTTCTTTGATTTCAAACAAGCCCAATTCCATAGAATATTGCGTCGGCATGTTCCAGTCTGCGCCTTTACGCCTGATCAGATATCCGTTATCGCGGAGCCATGTAAAAAGCCGCTGGGCGCCCATATCTACACCGTTCTGCTTTAACAATTTCGCCATGTCTCCAACAAGAATCGACGTTTGACTTGCCGCAACGGCATCGGCAAATATTTCTTTCGGCCTCATTCGGGTGATATCGCTCTGTAGCCGGTTGATTGTCTGATCTGCCATCTTTAACGCCCGGGCGAAGACCTGTTCCGGTGTATTCCACGCTTTTTCCAAATCCAAGAGATACTGCCGCAACTCCATTCCTTTATTTGTTCTCTGCAACATACAAATCTGTTTTGCCATGTCCACAGACAGATCGTAATCTTCGACTTCCCTTCGTACATCTCTTGTACCCTCGGTTTGAACCCGTACTTTTTTGTTCGGGGTTGAAAAATCACTGCCCTGCTCAAAACCATATCCGCGGTACCTTTCAAACCATTTACTAAAACGTTCGGTTCCTTTTGTTCCTCCGTCTTCGGAAAGCAGATCATATAAATCCCTTGCCGACACCGTAGGTTGTCCGCTCTCATAGCTTATTTTCATTAGCTCATCCACTTTCTCACCTCCTATCGCAGCGCCTCCAATCGTGCGCAAACTGCTAAAATGATAATCACTCCGGCCACAAAGATAACCGCCGGCATCAGCCACCGCTCCGTTACTTCCAGCAGGCGGGATCGGCTGTCGTCCTCGAAGTCGTCGAGGTTGTCAATGTACTTCTGCATTCTGTATCACCTCCTGCTTGTCCATCAGTACCGCTATTAAGCGGTTTCATCTTTCTGTACCTCGTCTTTCTTTTTAATAGACTTAACAGTCACTGTACATTCTCCCCGCGCCGTGAATATCCGGGCCAAAGCCTCAAACGCCCGTTCCACATTAACGCTGTTAAGCGCAACTACAGTATCTTTCATTTCTCACCACCCCTCTCTGATAGATTCTATGTATGACTGGTTGTACTTGTTGCCGCCTTTTTAGGCGCATAGACCTTACATGGATACCGCCTGCTCTGCTCCAAGCAGCGATTGCGGTATCGGCAAGTGTTGCAGGTTACATTTGGGTTGATGCGGATCACTTTCCTTCCTGATTGCTTTTCCAGATTCTCCCAGCTATAATGTACTTACAGGTCATGCCAGGCCAAGTACGAAAGAAAGGAGTGTTGTTTATGTACATTTACATGATTTCATATGATTTGCATTCCCCAACAAACAACCGTGAAAAAGTTGAAGGCTCCATAAAGTCACTTGGAACTTGGTGCAAATATTTAACT